CCAGCTCAAGCTGTGGTTGGAGCCCTGCAAAGGCTGTGGCGATATCGGAAAGAGCAGTCATGGTGTTAGTAAGTGACAAGGGCAATGGCCGCAGCGAAGGCGCTAATCCGAGTTTGGAGTGCTGCGATGTTATTCAAGGCGGCGCCAGCGGAATACCAGCCAATCCTAGGACCAGTGGATTGATAGGTTCCTAGGGGGTCAGGTATATTATGCCTGGCAAAGACCCATATATCTCCATCCATAAAGGGTACGCCGGTTGCCGTCGCACTTGAATCAGTGACGTTTGTCCCACCTGATCTGACCGTCGCTGCGGTGGGTGAGGACCTGTTAACGCACTTGAAGCCGAGCTGCGCGGTTGCGCCTGCAATAGTGAATGGGTCTGAACCACTTGCGCCAGTGCCAAACTCATTTACAGCGCCACCAGGCCAGTAGCCAATTTCCAGCCGCCCAGGATGAGGGAAGGATAACCAATCCAATGCGCCAATTTCGCTGCCGCTGGCGCCCCCCACTACGGATACGGTATCCACGGCTATGTGGAAGTTGTTCTTGGATAGCAGGTTAGCGTCATAGTTCGTGTCCAGCGCCTTTCTGCTGCCCGCTCCGGTTGCCGTAGAGCCGATAAGCCCGGTCGTTCTTGAATAGTCCCCGGACACGAATGCAGCATCCACGGCGGTAGGAGCTGGACCTTTCATCGGCACGAGGCATCCCGCTACAGTCCTGGCGCCGCGCAACATGCAGGCGACGGCAATTGGCGTCCAGTTGCCGTCTGTTTTCAGGCCCACCACGAAGTCGTTGTAGGCAGTGCGAGCGCCTGCGGGCAGAGCTTGCCCATCTGCGGCTTCGATGGCGGCGATCCATGCCGCTGCGTCGGAGTCGACTCCCCCGATGTCGGCCACAAAGGTGCCGATAGCTCCAGTCGCAGCATTGTTGCCGCTGAGATCGGAAACAGCGCCTTCCATGCTGACGGTGTAAGTACCGTTGTCACTTGCATCCCATGTCCCGCCAGGGGCCGTAATGCTGTAGGTGGCCGTAATGGACGTTGCGTTGCCGGCTGGCGTAGCGGAAACGAATGTCGCAAGCTGACTGAACCCACCCGGTCCAGTCACCCGCACATCGCCCGTACCGATGGTGGAGCGATTGACCAGACCGGCATCTGCGTAGACCACCTGGAATGTGTAGTCCCCAACAGGGGCAACTGCGAAGCCTGAAGCAATCAGGGTGCGAGAGGGGGCAGTGGTGTCAACCGGCAGTACAAGCCTTGCATCAGCCCAGTTGGCGTGGTCGGACGAATCTGGGCCGTTGGGATCAATAACCAGCCTGATTGCTGTAAGACCAGTGACATCAACATCAACGAATTCTGCTGCGCTTTCCGGTGTGAGCGCAGGAGACGTGTATATCTCCGTGCCGCCCGTGGCAGCATTAAAAACCCGGAAAATTACGTTTGAGGCTGTTTCCCCGAGATCAATTCGGCTGTCGTCAATGCCTATGACGGCCTGGAATCTGGTGTAGCTTACCCCGTCGAATGTGTAGGTCAGTGACGCTGGAGCATGACAGCCGAGACCCTTGGCGTAGGTTGTGCCACGAATCCTCAGGGGGGTTCCATCGCCAGCACCGCCCGGGCCGTTTGCCATGTCGCGCTCGTAGGGCCCGAAGCCGTTAGACGCTGCACTGGGGGTGAGGTCCGACAGGAACACTGACGGGACGAAGTTCACCGTGAATGTGCCAAGAGTGGCGGCCGGAGCAGCCACACCTGGGACATCAGTAACAGAGTTGGCCAGCAATGCAACAGTGTAAGTACCGTTGTCGGCTGTGTTCCAGGAACCACCAGGGGCGGGGATGCTGTAGGTGGCCGTGATGCTGGCGGCGTTGGCATTAGGCGAGGCAGAAACTAGCGTGGCCAGTTCCGAGTAGCCGTTTGGCCCGGTCACCCGAATATCGTTGTTGCCGATTGACGTAACCGCGACACTTGCGGGATCAGCATAGAGCACCGTGAAGCTGTAGAGGCCGCCCGGTGCTGTAGTGATGTTTGGTGCTGTCAGTGTTGCAGTAGGCCCAGTGCCATCGGATCCGGCGGGCACCCAGCGGATGATCCGTCCGGGGGTAAATCCAGTATTGAATATCTGGCAACCGTAGAGGTAGCCGTCCGGCCCCATACGGAAGTCCGTCATGTAGGTCAGATCGGTCGCAATCTGAGCTGCTGTCATAGCGGTTCGACCAGCGTTGAACGTTCCGGTGAACACGCGTCCGTCTACCAAGTCGGAGTAAACCAGCGAGTTGGAATTGTAGAACTGGCCTAAGGTAATCGAGTTGAAATTGTCCGGCGCGGAATGGCTGAACGCCCTGACCGGACCAAGAGCCGGGTTGGGGTTGGGCGAGCCTGCATTGACCTGTCCGTTGGCAACAAACTCAGTCGCTTGCGGTAGGCTTCCGTACCCAGGCGTTGCTCCAGGGCCTTCTCGGTAGGGCCAGCCGAAGTTGGAGCCCGGAGGTCCGGTAATGATCTCCTCCCATGAGGTGTAACCAACGTCGCCCATGACAGGCCGACCGTTTGTGGGGTCAAAAGTGAAGCGGAAAGCGTTGCGCAGCCCGTAGTACCAGACTTTCGACTGGTTGCTGGTGCCAGGAGCTGTGCCGCTGGCTTCCGCGTAGTAGGGGTTGCCAACGACACCGTTGCCGGTCAGGGGATCAATGCGCAGCAGCTTGCCGGAAAGGTTGCCAATGTCTTGGCAGCGGACTGCGCGAGGGTCAACGAAGTTGTAGCTGGCACCGTCGCCCACGGCAACATAGAGGTTCCCGTCCGGCCCAAACTCAAGGTTGGAAATCCCGTGGCTAGTCGAATCGGTGGCAATGTAGTCGCGGATGTTCTGGTTCTGGACTCCAGCCTGCGCTGGAGAGTTGTCCTGGTAGCCAGTGCTGATGTCTCCAGCACTGGCGGTGATAGTGGTGCCATTGACGATACCGCTAGGCAATACCGAAATGTCACCCGTGGAATCCAGGTCAGGGCGGCTTGTGAACGCCCACGTACTGTTGGTGCCTGCGATTACCGTGCTCGACGTGACTAGCAGGGTGGCGGGATCAACCGTCAGGCGCTCAACCCTGCACGGGCGATTACCCGCAGCATCGGGGGCGGAAAAGCCGCTAGCGCCAATGGTTTCCGGTGGATCGTAGTTGTAGACGATGTAGACGTAGGGCTGGGTTGGGAAACTTGGGTGGACGGCTAGGCCAAGCAAGCCCCGGTCTCCAAAGCTGTTGACCTGTGCCGCACGGTCGACTAATGGCGCAGTCCGCAGCACCCCGCCCTGCACGACCCGCACCTGGCCACCCTTTTGGGCCACCAGCATGGTGTTCGGATCATTCGGCAGCCACTTCATCGTAACTGGCGCCACCAGCCCAGACCCCACAAAGGTCTGTACTTCTGTGTTAGCAAAGTCAATGCCAGGGCCAAGGATTGAGACTTCAGCAGTGGTACTGCCCTCGATCGTTGCGCCAGTGGCTCCACTCAGCCCGAGCGTGAAGGTAAGGAAGTTGAATGCGGTCCCCACCGCCAGAATTGGAACAGTGGCCGTCTGAACATTGCTGCCAATCGGGAAAGTTACCACAACACTGGTGGTCGTGTAGTTGGTGCCAGCAACTGCTGTTCCCGGTGTGGTTGCCAGGGTGACACTTGCGGCAGCGGCGGTTGAACCAGACCGGATCAGGGTGACAACGAGGTTGCCAACGCTCTGGGAAATCTCGTAGGACGGATCAGCGAACGAGATGCGCGACGGGCCGTCGTTGTCCACAATCCGTACAATCGAGGTGCGCGGTGCTCCCAGGATGCCGGAACTGGGGTTCTGGATTGCAACCGCGAATGCTTCTGGGGTTTCCGTGGTGTCGTCGTTGACAATTGGCACCTCAATGGTTGCCGTCGCTTCCCCGATGCCGAACTCAGCCAGGCCCAAGTTGGCGCCAAGCAGGCCGGCCGGGGTGTAGTCATCGACTGGTGTTGCCCCGCCAGCGACTTGGGTCACCGTGTATTCCACGGTGGCAGAGGCGGCAGTTGAACCAGAGCGAGCCACGGTCAGGGTTGCACTGCCTGCGCCCTCCCCGACAATCACTCGGTCGCCTGAGAGGGCGAAGACGTTAGGGCCAGTCTCGTCGTTCTCGATCAGACCGATAGCCGATGCTGGCGATCCGATCACGTAGGAGCCGCTGGCCAGCGTCACGGTAACGGTTTCGTCGCCTTCCAGCAAGGCGTCAACTGTCGGGTCAATGGTGATCGTCCCGGTTGCTGAGCCAATGCCGATCAGAACCGATGTTCCGATCGTGGCGTAGTCGGTGCCGTTGACGGCAGTGCCGCCGAGAGTGTAGTTGACGGTCAGGGGTGCTGATGTAGAGCCGGTCCTGGTGACCGTAAAGACCATGCTGGCCGCCCCATCCTCCAGGACATTGCCTGATGTCCGGGCGATGGTAACGGTAGGCAGCACTGCATCGTCATCCGTGATGACGCCAGTGGCAGTGGACGGAGCCCCAACGGTGTAAGCAGCATCCGATGCAATGCTCAGGATCACCGTTTCGTCGGCCTCAACGGTTGAATCGGTGGTCGGATCGACAACTACGGTTGCGGTTGCTGATGCAATCGGGATAGTGACGCTGGAAGGAATCGTGACGTAATCGGTTCCGTTAACGGCCGTACCGCTGATGGCATAGTTGACAACCAGCGCAGCGGCGGTTGAACCTGTCCTCGTGAACGTGAACGCCATCGTCGGGGCACCGTCCTCCAGCACGGAGGCAGGCGTCCGGGCGACCGTTACGGTGGGGAGAATATCGTCATTGCTGATTGTGCCCACAACGGCCCCGCCCGTGCCGATGTTGTATGCCGCGTCCGGTGCCAGGGTCAGGGATACAGTTTCGTCGCTCTCTATGGTCGTATCCAGGGTGGGGTCAATCGTTACCGTGCCCGTTGCACTACCACCAGCAATGACAACTGATGTTCCGATAGTTGCGTAGTCAACGCCGTTTGTCGCCGTTCCACCGATGGTGTAGTTGACGGTCAGCGGAGAAGCGGTAGAGCCCGTGCGCGTGAAGGTATAAACGAGGTTGGTGGCGCCATCTTCTGCGGCCGTGCTCGGAGCAACTGCCAAGGTGACCGTTGGCGCCCCCGGTGCGACATCATCATTTGCGATGGTGACGGTTGCCGTGTTGGGCGAGCCGACCGTGTAGGTGGCATTGGAAGCGAGCGTCAGGATGACGGTTTCATTGCTCTCGATGGTGGCATCCGTGGTCGGGTCAATAGTTACGGTTGCCGTGCTAGAACCAATCGGGATGGCGACGGAGGTGCCGATCGTGGCGTAGTCCGTCCCGTTGGTGGCAGTGCCGCTGATGATGTAGTTGACCGTCAGAGCCGCAGTCGTTGCACCCGTGCGGGTAACGGTGAAGGTGGCGTTTGTGACCCCATCTTCCGTGACCGACGAAGGGGTTGCTGTGATCGTTACAGTCGGCAATGATGGGGGCGGAGATCCCGTGCCGCCGGATACCAGAACATCGCCAAGGTAAATAGGGGGCATGATCAGGCAGCAGGGGTGATGTAAAGGGTGTTGGGGTCGCGAGTCACAAGCGCGTCGTAGGCTGCTTGGCTCATGTGGACGATATTCACAAGCGCAATCGCACCTGGAATGCCAGTCGCGTCGGAGGGCAAGTAGATCGGGTGCGGATCTGCTGCTGCTTCGTGCGCAGCGACTGCGGCAGCGATAGCGACTGCGGATAGATTGGCGATGTCTTGGGTCGTTCCGTCCCTGGTGACACCCCCTTGGTCCATCGGCACCCGCTCAGTGCCGCTGAGCGGGGTCGTGGCATTAGGCAGCCCCGTGATTGTTACGTCTGGCATCAGCTCGGCACCAAGTAATCGCCGCTTACCGTGGTGAGTCTATCGCCGCTGATTGTCGCAAGGTAATCGCCCTCCAGGATCACCAGACGGTCGCCAGATAGGGTCGTGAGCCTGTCCCCGTTGACGGCTGTGATGTAATCGCCATCTTCTACGTCCTGAATCTCCGACAGCTCGAGCGGGATCGAGCAATAGCGACCATCTGCCAGTCTTAGCGCTTCGTGGCGTACGTCATAACGCACGCCATCAACAACGATGGTGTCGCCGTACTGCAACATGCCGAACTGATCAGTCCTGCATGTCAGCATGTAGTCCACCATGACCACCTGCCCGCCAAGAATGATCTCGCTGTTGCGGTCAAGGATTCCCAAACCAGAAACGGCCCCAGCGGTAGCGCTGAGGCCGAAATCCTGGAGAAGCAGGTCAGCGGGGACCTCTTCCAACATCACATATACTTGCGGACGCCGTAGCCTTGGACGCTGTAAACGCAGGTCACGGTGCCGGCCACGGTGCCGACGAAGCGGATGTAGCGGCGGCGATCGGTGTCGGAGATGGTCAGCACCTGCTTGGAGGCGGTAGCGCCAACAGCGGTGAAGGTGGCGCCGGTCAGATCCTCGAAGTCACCAGCGGTGGTGGTGTTGGAGTGCTGGATTTTGCCGGTAAGGGTGCCGCCGCCGGTGACAGCGCCAGCGTCCAGGATGATCTGGACATCGCCTTCCAGTTGGCCAAGGTCGGCAATGTTGGTGGTGGCGCCAGTGAAGGTGGTGGTCTCGGATGCGACCGGGTGAAGGGGGAAGTGCTGGAGCACTTCCAGGTTGCGAGCTGGGATAGACATGGATCAAGCCTCCTTTGGGGGCGTCGGTTGTTTGCGGGGGGCCGCAGAGCGCGGCGCTGGGGGTTTTGCCGCAGGAGGCGGCGCAGGGGCAAACTCGGCTCGGCGCATAGTCACAAGATCCTTGGCGACAGCATCGGGAAGTTCAGCAAACTCACCGATGCAATACTGAACACCCTGAACCCAGCACGACGCGCCGAACCGAACTCGCTTAGCCATGATCAGGCACCCAGGGCGAAGGATTGAGCGCGGCGAACGGCCACGTCAATGTCTTGGTGGACGGTCAGAATCACCTGGCCGGCGGCGGACTGGGTGTAGGGGTCGGTGACCACATCAAGCCCGGACCACATGCCGATCACGGCGTCAGCGAAGTTGCCGAACAGCACGTTGTTGTTCCGCATCTGGTTGGAGACGATGGCCTCGTAGCCATTTACCCGGCCATCGGAGCCGTAGATGAACTCGGAGCCAGCGGAAGATGCGACCAGGGTGGTCTTGAGGGAGCCACGGACCTGGGCATTGAAGATGTACCTCATCCCAGCCACGTCGAGGTTGGTGGCTGCGACGGCGCTCTCCAGCCCAACGTAGTCGGCCCAGTCGCCAGTGTTGGCGGTGGCGCCGCCGAGATCGGCGGAGAACACGATGCTGTTGCCGCCATTGAGGGTGACGGAGCCGATGCCGGTGGTGTTGATGATGCCCAGCGGCTTGTTGGCGGAGCCAGTGCCGTAGGCGGCTTCGTAGTCGATGCCGAGGGCGATCGACTCAGCCATGTCCATCCGGACCAGAGTCTCGATGTCAGGGGAAGCCTGAATCATCATCCGGCGGCTGATGGGCACCCGAGCGCCGATGGTGTGGGGCACCATGTTCACAAGCCCGAAGGTGAGCTTGCTGGCGGTCAGGTCCTGATCTTCGCCCACGAAGTAGTAGGTGGAGCTGGTCAGCTTTTTGGGGATCTCCACGTTGCCCTGGAGTCCGGTCAGCATCGTCACGCCACTGTTCAGGATGGCGCTGCGGTTGCGGACCAGATCAATGAAGCTGCCGTCAAGGCGCTGAGCGCCAACCAGTGCGCCGCCATCAGCGAAGATGCCGGTTTGCTGGTAGGAAGTGGCGCGCAGGTAGTCGGGGGCGGAAAGCACGTCCCAGGGGATCAGCACGCCGTTGGCGCTGCGCTCGTGCTTGGCTTGAGCAGCCTTGGAGGCCTCAAGCTCGAAAGCAGCCAGCTCAGCGGTGCGGGCGCTGGGGTCGGCCAGGTAGCGGGCGACGTTCAGGAAGCTGTAGCGCTTCACTTCGCGCTCGCTCATGCCGATCTTGGCATCATCGGCGCGGTGATCAACACCCGACACCTCGACCTTGCGGACACTGGGATCAGCGTCAAGGAAGGCGGCGTAAGCAGATTCGAGGCTGGCGCCTTCGGAGATCAGCTTTTGGGCGAGGTCGCGGAGACCTTTCTTTTCGCCGGCAGCAGCGATGGCGCTAACGCGCTCGCGCTCGGCCTTGACGGCGGATTCGGCTTCTTTAATGGCGAAGGCCCGCGCTTCTTCAGCGGTAGGCCCCTCAGCCTGGGTTGGTTGGACAGTTTGAGACATGGGGATGTCTGCGGAGGGATCTGATCCGCTATTGCGGGCGGACTCTTCGGGGATGTTATGTACTTCCTCGGGCTCGGGAGCGCAAACTTCTTCCTCTATGATTGCTCGACCCTGCCCCACCGTTGGGTCGGCGGGAATAGTGACGGAGCTGATTTCCAGCACAGACCACTTGGTGACGAGCATGGAGCGATCCTCTTCCTCCTTGATGTCATCAATGGAGTAGGCGAACGACACGCCGCGCACGGTCCCAGATTCAATTTCCAGCCGGCGCTTGTGCTCGACAGTGCCTTCCATCTTGGTGACCGGGCTCCAGCGGATTTGGCAGCGGCCACGGCCCTCTTGCAGCCAAGTGCGCTCAATGCGACCAAGAACCACGTCGCGGTCGTGGTTCCAGAGGTATGGCGCGACGCCGCTTTCGATCCGGCTGAAGTCGGCGGCGGTGTCCTTTTGGCTCAGAATCTCGGTGCCAAACCAGCGCTCGACTGGCGCTTCGCTACTGAAGGAGAACTCCAGGAGGTCGCCATCCTCGCCGCCAGCGATCTTCAGATCCTCGATAGCGACTTCCCGTTTGAGCTGTGCGCCCAGGCAAGACTTCTCCATGTGCAGCGTGATTCACTGCGGGGATGCTATTCAGGGGATTCGGTGTCGCTAACCTCTTCGGCTGGCTCTTCTGGATCCTCTGCCGCTTCTGGCATCAAGCCAAGCTCTTCCTTGATTGCGTTTTCGTCGGCAATCTGCGAGATCACGTCCTCGAACTCCTCGCCGCTGTGACCGTGGATTTGCTGGGCGTGCGTTTCCAGCATCAGCTCACGAGCGGTCCTGATGGCGTCAAGTTCCTTGCTTGGATCAACCCATGCCCATGTGCGTGCCTGCCAGCGAGGGGCGGTGTAGCGGTCTGGATTACTCCAGTAGTCCGAGAAAAGCCCAACCGGCAGCACGCGTGAGATGACGGCGGCTTCAATGAACTCCTCGTACACGCGCTGGTGGAAGGTCTGGATCAGCCAGCTCTGGAGCACCTTCCACCATTCGCGGTCCTCCAGGATTGAAAGCCGGCTGCTGGAGTAGTTGGTCTGCGAAAAGTCCTTGCTGATGGTCTCGTAGCTCGCGCCAAAGCCCGATGCAGTTCTCCTCAGCAAATTGCGAACCACGTTGTCGTATTCCCTGTCATCCGGCCCAAAGTTGGGCGGCATCACCTGATCGCCGGCATTCAGCGTGTTGTAGCTGCCTGGCTCCGTGTTCCAGAGGTGCTGACCATTTACGATCTCGTCTCCTTCAACCGCTCCATCCGCCGGAATGATCCAGCCAAGTTGACTCGCCTGAACGCGCTTACGCGTCCAGTGCGCTTTTTCGTATTCGTCCAGATTGTGCGCTGTTAAAAGCACGGGCGCAAGCCCAGGGTAGCCACGGCTTTGGCTTACTCTGGACGGGACGAAGAAGTGGATAATATCTTTAGCCGGAACGAACTCGTGTTTGCGGTTGTCGTAGCTACCGGGAAACTCGTAATCACCAGGGTGTTTTGTCAGAATTGCATAGCGCAGTGGGCGGCCAAAATCGTCCACCTCAATGCCCATCCGCCAGCGCCTGCCTGGACCGTCGCTTTTGCCGGTATAATCCAAGTCCAGCATATCGCTTTCGATCATTTGCAGCGCAAGCGGCACTTTGCTGTTGCCGAATGGCCGCCGCCAGATGCGCCAGATTGCTTCACCGGATTCCGGCAGTGCGCCGGCAGCCATCATCTCAAATCCGTGGAAGCTGAGCCTGCCGGCTACATCGCAGCTATCAGCACGGCACCATTGCTGCCATGCTTTTACGATCAATTTGTTGCGACGATCATCAAGCTGGCGATCATCATTTAACTTGTAAACACGCGGGCGAAGCCTTACACCAGAAGCGCCGATGATGTTGACCATCGTGGTGCGCTTGGCTTGAACCGCGTAAGGGTTGTCCCTCGCGAGCTTGCGCGCACGATCCCACAGCACGCGAAGGCTTCCACGCAGCTCAGAGTCGGCAGAGGTAGTGCCGGCGCGCAGGTCAAAGCTAAGACGGTTCAGCCGAGCGGCGTCAAAAGCGCGGGCCTTGGGGTCCCAGCCAAGCGATTCCGCTTTCGCCCGAGCGGTGTAATTCCGTAGCCAAGAAAGAATACCCATCAGTACGGCATGAATCTTACGTAAACCCTACGGTCAATCCCGAGGTCAGACGCTTTTTCTGCGGCGATCTCAGCGCGAAGGCGATCGCGCCACTTGATCAGTTCCGCCAGATCGGCGCGACGCACGCGGCGACCGCCGGTGCCAGTGCCAACGTAATACTCTTGCGCGCCGCCGACCAAGGCGCGGATGCCGGCTTCGACCGTCTCTAGGTCCTTTTCAAGCTGAGAACGCAGATCCAGTGCTTCCGCGGTGCCGGTAAACGCCAGCGATGGCAACACCGTGAAGGCGCTCGTCCTGACCGTATAGGTGTCCGTGCCCACGGTAGCGACGATCTGCGCCTGCCATGCCTGCGGCTGCATGGTGGCAGACGACGCGGAGGGGATCTCAAAGTCCCACACAAGCGGGTCGGCGGTCGCCACGCCAAGCAACATCAGGCCATTGGCCGCGTTGGTTCTCAGGTATGCGGTCATGGCAGTTGTGCCCTCCGGGGCCTCCTCCTCCTGCCAGGTGATCCTGTCTCCAGCGGTGAACTCGGATGGAATCGTGCTCATTGACCGTCGAGTACGTTGAAGCTCCGCCTACTCGCGGTCTTCGGCAATTCTAATGGCTCTCCCTTGGCTGCAAGCGCCGCCAGGGAGTCAATGCGGATCTGAAGCTGATCCCACATCGTCTTCTTGTTATAGCGCTTATAGGTGTGGTGCAACGCAGCAAAGTTGTAAACCATGCAGTCAAGCTTTTCCGCCCTCGCGCCAGCCTTGCGCTTCCACTCACGGCGTGGTTCTCCTCGGCGTCCATAGCTCAAATGGAGATACTCGGATGTCAATTCGCTGAAGTAGTCCTCATCCACATCAACCGGGAAATGGAAGTACCCTGGACCAGGTTCCGTCGTGTAGCGCAGCCGCGACATGATCCGTGTCTTGATGCCATCAACGCCAACCATGTAGACCGTCGCACCTGTGCGACGACGGTTCTTCATGTCGTACTCGACCTTGGTGCCAAGCCCGATCGGGTCCTTGTCCTTCATCGAGTGCCCCTTGGTGGCGATTACGTGCCGCTGCCTTCTTGCATGACAGAAGTCATAGACGTAAGGAGCGTGCTCACCGTCGCCGGAGTCAACGCACGCGGTCGCGATTTGCAGCGGAGCGCCGTTCGGGAGCGTGTACGTGTCTTGCAACAGCTCGTCCAACTGCTTCCATGTCGCCGGGTCGGAATAGTGACCGGCGATGACTTCGTGACCGACCATCCAGGCTTCGGGCTCTGGGCCGATCTTGGTGCCGGGCTTGGAATTGCCCCAGCCGACGATTGTTGCCTCCAAACGGTTGTCTTGCACGTCAACACCGCATGTAAGCAGCAAAACGCCTTCCTGTGGCGTGCCGCTGACCCAACCTTCGCGGCGGCTCATCAGGCCTTCGGCGGTCAGCCTTGTGGCAGCGTCTTCCTTCCACGTCTCGCCGAGCCAGGTATTAACAAAGGTCTGGTATTTCAGCATGTTTTCTTTTGATTGCAAGTAGGCCGCCACCATGTGCGACCACGTTGCATTTGCCTGGGGCGAATAGGCCGCCCAGATATGGAATCCGATATGGCGCGGATCGGCCGCCACGGCAGTTGGGCGCCATTCGCCATTTTCATCCATCCATCGCTTGTGGCGATGCTCAATCGGCTTTTCGCAGCTATTGCAGATGTAAACCGCAGTCTCCGGCTGGTCTTTTTCCCACCAGAAGCCGCCGGGACCATCCTTGTTTTTCCAGACAAAGTATTGCATCGCACCGCAATGTGGGCAGGGCACAAAGCGGCGGCGCTGGTCGCTCAGTTGAAAACTGTGCTCAATCTTGCTGAACCCTTCGATGGTTGGCGTCGAGCCCTCGACGACTGTTCTGTTCCAGAAGTCGATTGTTCTGTTGACGGCCAGCGCAACCTGGTCGCCTTCATTGCCAGCGCCACCCATCGGGTAGCCGTCTACTTCGTCGAGCAGCATCACGCGGCGGGTAATACGCCGGAAACCACCGGGGCTGTTGGCGCCGAACAGCGTAAGAATGCCGCCAGGGAAGTGCTTTTCAACCAGATTGTTGGTGCCGTCCCTGAACTTGACGTGCTGGAAGATTTCGCGGATAGCAGGAACATCCGAGATCATTGAGTTGATCTCGTCTCTGCTGTATTCTTCCGCGTCACCAGCAGTAGGCTGTACGAGGCTCATGGGGCACGGATCATGCGCCATGTGATAAGCTACTGCTGCATTTAGTATTTTGGTATAGCCCACGCGGGCTGATTTCATTACAGTTACACGCCAATAATCCAAGCTGGAAATGGCGTTCATCATGTCACGCTGATATGGCCGTGTCTGCCACCTACCGGGATTGCCGCTATTCTTTTCGGACAGATAATAGTGCTCGTCAGCCCACTCGCTAAGCGTCAGCGGTTCTGGCGGCACCAAGAGCCGCGATAGTTCAGATGCAAGCGCCCCGGTTGCTTTGATCGGCATTTAGGAGATGTCCAGGGTTTTGACCTCTTCCGAGACAGCTTTGAGCGCCTCGCGGCAGAGGTATTCGATCTGGTTGACCACGCTTATATCAAGGTCGGGATTATCCGCCTTGACGCGATTGGCTATGCCCATTATACCGCGGTTGATTGATACGAAAACGCGACTCCACACGGGAGCCACGTCAGCAACGGCTACGTACTTGCCCTCGGCAGCCATTCTTTCCACTTGCAGCTTCCGGGCTTTCTCAAACTCACCCCATGCGCGGCACCGCTCCATGTTGTAGGAGCCGTCCTCGTTGAGAAACTGGGAAAAGTCGTCGTCCGGGAGGCTTGACCTACTTGGTGGCCTGCTTGCTGGCTTGTTTGGCGGGGGCGCCGCTGTCCCGCCAGGCTCAAGGGGTGGCAGCTTGTTGGCGTTTCTGATTCCGGTGCGTGTGACGCGCTGACGCACTGGCGGGTTGGCGATGAAGCGATCCAGTTGGTCGCTGTCGATCAGCTTCTTGCGTGAATCCTCCTTGTCAACGGTTGCAGTCAGATACCCTTGCGAAACAAGCTGGCTAATCCTGGTCTTGTTGTAGCCGGCTCGCGCAGCGGCCTCGGCATAGCTGATCAGCACGGTCTGATTGATTGTCTGCTGTCGTAAGACTTTACACACTTGCAGGCTCGCAAGCGCTTACTAAGCCCATTGATGGCGGGATTCCCGCGCTAACGTGATCGGTTGCGACGTTTTCGGGGATATACAAGCTGTATATCCCCTTTTTGGGGATATACAGGCGGGATATACTGCGTTAACGCGCCGGATTTCTTTTTGCTTAGGCGCTTTATTTTGGAATAGCCCAAAGTTGCATTACTTTTGGGCGGTTTTATTATGCTTTTTGGCTCACTATAGCAACAAAACTTTAGAAACTATTTTCGTTACAAGTAGACACAATTTGGGACCCGAATTACT